CTGGCCGCGTTGGTAATCGTGGCGCTGACGATGATCGTCCTCACCGACGCGCTCGACCGCACGGCGCAGATTGAGGCGGCAAAGACGGCGCGGTTCGTCGGGCAGATGAGCGACGACGTGCGGCAGGCGGTGGCGCGATGAGTTGCCGCCAGTGCGACGGGCCTGTCCCTATTGAAGGTTATCTAATAATTACCATTGAAGAGGGCATGGGCAGGGACGATGCCGGCAACGTGTGCTCCACCAAGTACGAGGTCGAGTTCTGCTCGTACAAGTGCGTGAGGGAGTATTTCAGTGACTGGTGACATGGACGGCTTCGTATTCAGAGACGGCGCATGGTGGCCGGACGATCCAGAGCGCAGGGCGTTTGAGTTTGCCGAGCAGACGTATGAGCAGGACGGCACCGTGTATCGAGTCAACTACGCTGGCCGCTCAGAGCCGGTGACAAGGGGTGGGAAATGAACGTCTACGAAGCAATCAACGCCGTCCAGTCTGACCTCGCCAAAGAGGGCATCACCAAGGACCGGCGCAACGAGCAGCAGGGCTACAAGTTCAGGGGCATCGATGACGTTTACAACGCCATTGCACCGCTACTCGCCAAGCACAAGCTCTGCATCCTGCCGCGCTACATCAGCCGCGAATGCACCGAGCGCACTACGGCCAAGGGTGGGGTGATCTTCTACGCTACCGTACATGGTGAGTTCGACTTCGTGAGCGCACTTGATGGCAGCAAGCACACCGTCACCACCTACGGCGAGGCGATGGACAGTGCAGACAAGGCCACCAACAAGGCCATGAGCGCCGCTTACAAGTACGCCGCATTCCAGGCATTCGCCATTCCTACAGAGGGCGACAACGATGCCGACGCGCATCACCACGAAGTCGCGCCAAAGAGGCCCGCCACGCCGCCGGCAACCGACAGCGCAGACAGGGACAAGCTAATTGACGCCTGCGCCATCGCCGCGAACGGCGACCATGAACTTGCAGCCCTGATCCTGAAGGTTTGCTCGATCTTCACCGGCAAGGACGGCGTTGAACACTTCATCAAGCCGGACACGATTAAAAAGGCGACTGACAAGCACGTTGAAGCGTCTTTACGCAACTTTCGCAAGAAGTCGGAAAGCGGGGAAATCGCCGCGATTGTAGAGGACTACCACCAAGGCCGCGCAATGTAGCACTGCCGCCGCGTCATCCCCTCCTTTGGCGCGGCGGACTTTTTATGACAGGGGCAATGCAATGCTGAAGAACGTACCTACGGTTGATATTAGTTATGTCTCTGAGCCAATGGATGAGCCGACCATCCCAGAGTCGGTCGGTTGCCCGATGATTTCGTCGCAGGCCGTCTTGCAAATACCAGTATCGGCCTGCCTGTCCCGCTCGCGTGAGAACGGCATGTGCTACCGCAAAAACTGTGAAACCGGCGCTGAAGTAAGGCGTGAACGCGGGTTGCCGGTTTACACCTACGCACCACCGCAAAAGCCTGAACCCCAAGTTATCGAGCAGAAACCACCCCGGCGCAAAAAGACCGAGGAAGAGAAGCGCGAAGCCGCCAGGAAGCGGAAAGAGTTGAGCCGGATGAGGGCGAAAATGGCGGCACTCAAGAAGCAAATGGCCGAGATGAGGAAGTCACTGTGAAGTTCGTCATTCTCGACGACACCCGCCGCGCTCGCGCCATAGACGCTGTGCGAAATGCGCCGATAGGAAGCGCCGTCACCATCCGCGAAGGGGACAGTCGCAGTTTGGCGCAGAATGACTGCCTGTGGGGCAAATTGGCCGACGTAGCGGCACAGGTGGAGTGGTACGGCAAGCACCTCTCTCCAGACGATTGGAAATGCGTGTTTTCGTCGGCGCTGAAGAAGTCACAGGTGGTGCCGGGGATCGACGGCGGGTTTGTGGTGGTCGGCCAGTCAACCAGTCGCATGAGTAAGCGGGAGTTTTCGGACATGCTGGAACTGATTAACGCCTTCGGTGCCGAGCATGGGGTGAGGTGGTCTGATGAAACCCTCTGACATCGCTCGCGTCGGCTGCATCGTCTGCCGTCATTACCTCGGCGTCCATACCGAGCCGGAGTTGCACCACTGCCGGATCCTCGGCGGCAAGCGCGACCTGGCGCAGATCATCCCGCTCTGCACGACGCATCACCGCACCGGCTCCGACAGCCTGCATCGCGCCAAGGCCACCTTTCGCGCCAACTACGGCACCGAGGCCGAGTTGGTTCACTTAACCATCGGCTACCTGGCCGAGATCAAACGGAACACTATCGGGGGATAGAATGGATATTAAAGACCGATATACTGGGAAGGTGTTGTTTGCTATTAACGCCGACCTGAGCGACGCCGGCCTGCGCCACGCCGACCTGAGCGACGCCAACCTGAGCCACGCCGACCTGAGCCACGCCGACCTGCACGCCGCCGACCTGAGCTCCGCCGACCTGAGCCACGCCGACCTGAGCGACGCCAACCTGAGCTACGCCAAATACGCAGGGATAACAATATCGAAGGTATCAGTATTCACTGGCCTTTACACCTACATCTGTATGCCGATTATCGCTAAGGGCGGCAGCAGGTATATTGTGATGGGTTGTTATTTTCGGACCGTTGACGAGTGGGCCGCTGATTTTTGGAACAATCCGAGCGAGTTCCCAAATGACAACAGCCTAAAGAGTCGCCAGCGGTGGTTCGCATATCAGACCTGCCTGCGCTGGTTCGAGATGCAGGACAACACTATCGGGGGATAGACATGAAACCATCAGCAATGAAAGTGCTGCAACACCTACAGGAAGGCAACGAAATCACGCCTCTCGTCAGCATCCAGAGGCTTGAAATCTGCGCCTTGTCACAGCGGATCGGTGAACTGCGCCGCGCTGGTTATGACATCAAAGACCTTTGGCTGAAGTCGAAGAGTGGGGGACGTTACAAAACCTACTACATGGACGCGCAGGTGTCGAAATGAACACGGCAGTCGATTACCAGAAGTTTCTCGACATAAAGACACAGGCAGGATGTGAGAACGGGTTTGTACCATCGTTCATGCCTGGCTACCTGTTTGACTTTCAATCGCACCTCGTTGACTTGGCGGTGCGTCGTGGCCGGTCAGCTATCTTCGCAGACTGCGGCTTGGGCAAAACGCCGATGCAGCTTGTCTGGGCCGAGAACGTCGCCAGGGAAACCAATGGGCGGGTTCTGATCCTGACACCAATCGCCGTATCTGGTCAGACATGCCACGAGGCTGAAAAGTTTGGCATTGAGGCCAACAGGTCAAGGGACGGTCGGCTTAACGGCAAGATCATTGTCACCAACTACGAACAGCTACACAAATTCTCTCCTAACGACTTCGCCGGGTGTGTCTGCGACGAGTCATCAATCCTCAAATCTTACAACGGCAAAACGCGGTCTGAAATTACCGCATTTATGCGGAAGATGCCCTATCGACTCCTGGCGACTGCCACGCCATCACCGAATGATTTTATTGAACTAGGCACGTCAAGCGAGGCGCTTGGGTATCTCGGCAGCATGGACATGCTCAACAAGTTTTTCAAGAACGACCAGAACAACTCAAAGGTCGGGCGGTTCCGTGGCGAGCAAGTCAAGTGGCGTCTCAAGGGTCATGCCGAGACACCCTTTTGGCGGTGGGTTTGCTCATGGGCGAGGGCGGTTAGAAAGCCTTCTGATATTGGGTTTGATGATCGCGACTTCATCTTGCCGGCCAAGAATGAGCGCGAGCATGTGGTGATAGCGAAACACCTGGCCGAAGGGATGTTGTTTGCATTGCCGGCAACGGATCTTCGAGAACAGCGAGAAGAACGGCGCAGGACTATTGAGGAACGCTGTGAAATGGTTGCCGATCTTGTTGACCACGATCAGCCGGCGCTGGCCTGGTGCCACCTTAACGACGAAGGCGACTTGCTCGAAAAGATGATACCAGACGCAATCCAGGTGAGTGGGAAAGACAGCGACGATGCGAAAGAGGAAAAGTTACTGGCATTTGCCAAAGGGCAGGCGAGGGTTCTAGTGACAAAGCCAAGCATCGGCGCATGGGGGCTTAATTTCCAACATTGTAACCACATGACTTTTTTCCCTTCGCACTCTTTCGAACAGTATTACCAAGGGGTTCGTCGGTGTTGGCGCTTTGGTCAAAAACGAGAGGTCAATGTTGACGTTGTAACGACCGAGGGAGAGGGCAGAGTAATCAAAAACCTCCGACGCAAAGCAGATCAGTCAGAGCAGATGTTTACACGGTTGGTCGAAGAGATGAACCACGCCATTAGCATTGAAAGATCGAACGAATACACTAAACCAATGGGGGAACCGACATGGCTGTAAAAGATCAGATGATTACTGGTGATTATGCCATATACAACGGCGACTGCATCGAAGGTATGCAGCAGATGAAGGCTGAGAGTGTCCACCTATCAATCTATTCGCCACCGTTCGGAGGTCTGTACAACTATTCGTCAAGCGAGAAAGACTTGTCGAATTGCGACAGCTACGACCAGTTTTTCGACCACTACGCCTTCGTCGTTAACGAGTTGTTTCGTCTGACAATGCCAGGGCGCATTACCGCCGTTCATTGCATGGATGTGCCGACCAGCAACAGCGGCTGCGACTATCTTCTAGACTTCCCTGGCGACATCATCCGACTACACGAAAAGGCCGGGTTCAGATACATCGCCCGCCACGCTATCTGGAAAGAACCTCTCGAAGTCAGAAACCGGACAATGCAGAAAAACCTGGCACACCGGACGCTCGTCGAGGACTCGACGCTATGCGGTGTGGCATCGGCAGACTACCTGCTCATATTCAGGCGCACAGGGCAAAACAAGGTGCCAGTCTCACATCCGACAGGTCTGCACAGTTATGCAGGGGAGCGTGGGATACCTGCCGATCTTCTGCAATACAGGGGGTATGAGGGGAAACAAACGGAGAACAGGTTTTCTCATTGGATATGGCGTCAATATGCCTCTTCGTTTTGGGATGACATCAGAATTAACCGCGTTCTCCCCTTCCGTGGTGGGCGGGATAGCGAAGATGAAAAGCATGTCCACCCGCTTCAACTTGACGTTATCGAACGCTGCATCGTTATGAGATCAAATCCAGGAGAGGTCGTTTTAACTCCATTCATGGGGGTTGGTAGCGAGGTTTATTCTGCCGTGACGCTTGGGCGCAAAGGTGTTGGTTTTGAGTTAAAGCCGTCCTACTACCGGCAGGCCGTTAAGAACATGGAAGTAGCCATTAAGCATCACCGGATGGAACAAGACACTTTGTTTAATAATGATCCTGACAATTGACAGCATGCCGCAAATTTACTACAATCACCTCGACATAACCGCTATGCAAGATGCCGCTTGCTATGCGATGAAGAGATGGGCTTTGGCCCTGAAGGCTCTCGGTGGAAGGTGCGGCATCACCTCTGCCGGGGGCTTTCTTATTTTGGCGGGGCGCTATGAAGATTAAAGACTGGAAGAAGTTTCAGCATTTCAATAATCGCAAGCCACCTTGGATAAAACTTTACAGGGACATTTTAGACGATGTTGAATGGTTCGATCTTGAACCAACGGCGTCGAAGCACCTTGTTATGCTCTGGCTGATCGCCAGCGAGGAAATGGGCAACCTGCCCGACATAAAAACCATAGCTTTTCGGTTGCGTGCATCAGAACATCAAGTAAAACAATCGCTTAGCAAACTCTCTCACTGGATATTACAAGATGATATCAACATGATATCAAAGCGATATCAAGATGATCCTCTAGAGAGAGAGGGAGAGAGAGAGACAGAGGAAGAGAAAGAGAAAGAGGGAAAGAAACGCGCGCGAGCTTTTGGGAGTTTTGAAAATGTGAAGTTAACTGAAGATGAACACGCATCCCTCGTTGAAAAATTAAACGGATCATCCGGCCAATATATCGAGTCTCTGAGTTGCTATCTAGCACAACATCCCCGCAAGAAATATGGCAGTCACTACGCCACCATCCTCAACTGGCACCGCAAGGACATGGCCGAGCAGAACAAAAAGCACGCCCAGGCTCAAGAGGCCGAAAAGTGGCTGAAGGGGGAAGCATGACTGCCGAGGTGTTTAGCAAGGGCGTTGTTGCAATCGAGTCGCTATTCAACAGCGGCACCTACCCGCTCAACGCAGCCGATGACATTTGGCCTGATGTGCGCGACTTCAGCGACGATGCCATGCGTGGGGCGTATCGGCGTATCCGCATTGAGTTTAACAGCCGTCCTACTCTCGCCAGGGTTCGCGACTTGATCGTTGAAGAGGGCCGCAAGATAGCGTCGAAAATTTCCGACGAGATTGAGCGCGAGGCCGAGCAGCGCCGCCGCGAAGAGGCGCAGCATACCAACGTCGTGCTGCGTGGGGCCGCTGGCCCTGATCCGTTCATCCGCGAGATGTGCCGCATCGCCTTGGGCGGCTACACCGAAGAGCGCCGGGCCGAGTTGATGGCAGACGTTGAGCGCCGGTATCCCGGCCTGCCTGGGCCGAATGGAGAGATTGTCATTGACGCATGGGAGAAGGCGCGGCGCATCCAGTTACGTGGTCGGGTGTTGACATCCTCCCCCGCCTGAAGGTGGGGGATTCCCACTTCAACGAGGCCAGCCAATGCGCACTTACATGCACACAGGACTTACAGCTTCTCGATGGGCTGACACCGCCAGTCCGGCGGCCAAAACATTGCGCGCGGCGTTGATGTCACGGTCGTGGATTGATCCACATTCCGGACATACCCACTCACGCACGCTGAGCGGCATCTTTGGCATAGTGTATCCGCAGTCCGAGCAGCGCTTGGACGATGGATACCACCTGTCGATACCTATCAATTCACGCCCGTACCAGCGGGCCTTGTATTCCAGTTGCCGAACGAATTCAAACCAGCTTGCATCGCTGATGGACTTCGACAGGCAACGGTTCTTCTGCATGTTCGACACGGACAAGCTCTCAATGGCGATCACTTGGTTCTCGTTTATCAGCCTGGTGGAGAGCTTGTGCAGGAAATCCCTGCGAGCGTCCGCGATCTTCGCGTGCAGTCGTGCAACTTTGAGCTTTGCCTTCTCTCGTCGGTTCGATCCCTTGGTCTTCTTGGCGAGTCGCCGCTGTAGCTTCGCCAGCTTCTTTTCGTACCTGCGGAACGTGTTTGGTGCAGCGACCTTCTCGCCGGTGGAAAGGATGGCGAAGTGGGTTAGGCCCAGGTCTATGCCAACCTTGCCGGTGACCTCTGGCTTCGGCGATACCGTGTCGTCGCACAGCAGCGAGACGAAGTACCGGCCGGCCGCGTCCTTCGACACTGTGACCGTCGTCACCTTGGCGGCCTTCGGAATCGTGCGCGACCACCGAATGGCAAGCGGCGTGTCCATCTTCGCCAGCTTCAGCGCCCTGCCGTCCCACTTGAAGGCGCTGGTCGTGTATTCCGCCGACTGCGGGCCGTCTTTGCGCTTGAAGGTGGGATATGCGGCGCGTTTGGCGAAGAAGTTGTTGAAAGCGGTTTGTAAGTGGCGCAGCGCCTGCTGCACCGGAACGCTGCTCACTTCGTTGAGCCAGGCATACTCCGGCGTCTTCTTCAACTTGGTCAGAAGCGCGGAGGTCTCGTGGTAGCCGACACGCTTCTGCTCCTTGAACCACGCGTCGGTGCGCAGCCGCAGCATGTGGTTGTAAGCAAAGCGAGCGCAGCCGAACGTCTTGGCAAGAATCATTTCTTGCTCAGGGGTCGGGTAGAACCGGAATCGGTAGGCGCGCTTGACTTCCATTCACATAGTATAATCGACCTGTGTAAAGATAGCAAGCCAAACGGAGGATGCGAGAGGAAGGGGCACGCTTCGCGTGCCGCGCTATCCCTCCCCGGCATGAATGCCGGGGTCTCTCGCGCAGAACGATGACGCAGCGGGACGAGGTGGCGGTGTGACAATTCAAAAACGCACAAAAAAGACCGTGAGGCGGCGCAAGCCTGTTACCCCTGACTCCGCTATCACTTCGCAGCTTCGGAGGCTCTGGATGTACTCTCGCGAGCGCCAGGAGGCATTGAAGCGCGACGGTCGCAAGTGTACCTGCTGCGGCGAGGGGTTTCACGTCGAAGTTCACCACATCGAAAAGGCGCGG